GGAACTGGGCTACTTCACGGCGGGCGGCGGTGCGTCTACCTTCCTGCACCTCGCCGACACGCCCGCCTCCTTCTCGGGCAAGGGCGGCTACGCGCTCGTCGTCAACGAGGGCGAGGATGCCGTCGAGTTCGCGGCCCCCGACGATCCCGACACGTTCTTGATGCTCACCGACACGCCCGCGAACTTCACGGCCGCAGCGGGCAAGCTCGTCGTGGTCAACGGCGCGGGCGATGCGCTGGAGTTCTCCAAGACGGTGAGCGCCGCCATCCTCACCGGAGGCATCACGCTCGACAAGACCTCGGGCGTCGGCATCAAGGTGGACGCGGCAGCCCCGACCTTCGGTTGGCGCGACATCACGGCCGCGCTGCACGCGCGCGCGACGGGCGCCGCCGCTCCGGGCTTCGTTGCCTACAACAGCACGACGATTTTCCAGTACCAGTACTCCAACGGCGCGACGCAAGAAATGTGGATCGAATTCCACATGCTGCACGACTACGTTCCCGGCTCCGACGTGTTCATCCATGCGCACTGGTCACAGGTGGAGATCGACACGGGTGGCCCTGCCGGCGTGCCGGGCGATTGCAAGTGGTCGTTCGACGCGCTCTACTCGAAGGGGCATCAGCAGCAAGCGTTCCCGGCCGCTGTGACGACTGTATCCGCGACGCAGACCGCCTCGGGCACGGTTCGACAGCACATGATCGCCGAGGTGCAGTTGTCCTCTTCGGGCGCGATCGGCGTCAACGCGCTAGAGGTCGACGGCATCATCCTCGTTCGCGTATGGCGCAACCCTGCCGACGCGGCGGACACGCTCAACAAAGCGCCGTTCCTGCACTTCGTCGATTTGCACTACCAATCGACGAACATGGCGACCAAGAACAAGGCGCCCAACTTCTACGCCTGACGCCATGACGCTCTTGATTGCCCGCCCTGCCGTCGTGTCCGTCTCGCCGTTCAAGGCGCGCTGGTCGGGGCGCACCGTCGTCTGCATCGCGAGCGGGCCGAGCCTGACGCGCGAGGATTGCGACGCGGTACGCGAGTTCCCCGTCATCGTCACGAACACGACCTTTCGCATGGCACCGTGGGCCGAGGTGCTCGTCGGGCATGACGCCAAGTGGTGGGCGGTGTACAGCGACGAGGTGCGCGCTTCCTTTGCGGGCGTAGGCATCGTCTGCGGCGCGGTGCCCAAGGCGTCGCCCGCCATGAACGCGGTGCCGTTCCTGCCCGGGCGCGGGTTCGGCAACTCGGGCACCGCCGCGATCGCGCTCGCTTTGCACGGCGGCGCGCAGCGCGTGCTCCTCCTCGGGTTCGACTGCAAGCGCGACGCGACGGGCAAAGCGCACTGGCACGAGGCGCACCCGGCGTCGCTCGGCGATGCGAAGTCGATCGCCAAGTGGCCGGCGAAGTTCCTGCTCGTCGCTGCGTTCGCCCGCAAGCGTCAAGTCGAAGTGATCAACTGCTCGCGCGCGTCCGCGCTCACGTGCTTTCCGCGCGCTCGCTTGGAAGACGAGTTGCATGTCGCCGTCGCCGCCTAAGGCCCCGCTGACCAGCGTCCGCGGGCGCATCCGCGCGTGGATCGACGCGCACGCGGACAAGCTCGGCGAGGACGTGCTCGAAGTGGGGAGCCGCGCGCATGAGGGCGCATGGTGGGCAGACAACCGCTACCTCGCGCGTGGCGCGTGGCTTGGCATTGACATGCGACCCGGCGCGGGTGTCGATCTTGTGTGCGACATGTGCTCGCTGCCGGCCGACATGGCGGGCAAGTTCAGCGGCGTGCTGTGCAGCGAAGTGCTCGAACACGTCGAGCGTCCGTGGGTCGCGTTGCCCAAGTTGCGCGAGGCGATGCGTCCGGGAGGCTGGCTTGTCGTCACGACGCTGACCGCGTTCCCGTTGCACGGGTTCCCGAACGACTACTGGCGCTTCACCGAGTCGGGGCTTTGCCTGCTGCTCGACGATGCAGGGTTCCGCAACATCGAGACAGCGAACGCCCAACGCGTCTCGTTTCGTCTGAACGACCACGGTGAGAACGGGATCACGTCTATGTCGTGCCCGATGCACGTCTTTGCGGTGGCGCAATGCTGACGCTGCTGACTCCCACCGGATGCCGGCCCGAGGCGTGGGCCCTGTGCGAACGCTGGATGCTGCGGCAAACCTATGCCGGCCCCGTGCGATGGGTCATCGTGGACGATGGCAGCATCGCGCACCCCATCACGTTCGAGCGCGAGGGCTGGACGCTGGACATCGTTCGTCCCGCGCCGTTCTGGCGTCTGAGGGACAACACGCAGGCGCGCAACCTCGCGGCAGGGCTCGCGGTGATCGGCGCCGGGGCGCGAGTCGTTGTGATCGAGGACGATGACTGGTATGCGCCCGACTGGCTACAGCAGGTAGATGCGGAGCTCGATCGCGTCCCGTTGGTGGGCGAGAAGCGCGCGCGCTACTACAACGTCGCGATGCGCGTTGCGCACGAACACCGCAACGAACGCAACGCTAGCCTGTCCGCCACCGCCTGTCGTGACGAAGGGTTGATGGCCCTGCGCCGCGCTGTCGCGCAGCGCGAACGGTTTATAGACCTGACTCTGTGGCGCGACCCGAAGCCTCAGCGGAGCACGTTCAGCGGGCACCGCGTCGTTGGCATCAAGGGGTTGCCGGGGCGTAGCGGTATTGGCGTCGGGCACAACGCCGACTTGCGGGGCACCGTCGATGCGCCTGGGAACATCCTGCGCGCGTGGGTGGGTGCCGATGCCGAGGCCTATCAACCGTTCGCAGGCCGACGGCATGGCGCCTGAACAAGACCGCCGAAGGAGTGACATGCGGCAGCGTGATCGCACCGTATCGCCAAAGCGCGAAAGCGAGATCGCGCTGTACGCGAAAGCCTATGCGTTTGAGCATTACCGCATGGGGAAACGACGGCGCGCCAGCGTGCTTGAGTTCGTCATTGCGTTGCAGCCGCGCGGCTCGCTGCTGGACGTGGGCACGGGGCGCGGCGAAACGATGCAGTTCGCGCGCGGCGTCGGGCACTACCCCGTGCTGGGAACGGAGGTGGTTCGCGCACTGCTTGGCGAGGACGTTACCTATGCCGAGGCGCACGCGCTGCCGTTCGCGTCCGCGTCCTTCGATCACGTTACATGCTTTGATGTGCTCGAACACTTGACGGAGCCCGATCTGGTGCCCGCGCTCTCGGAACTGCATCGCGTCGCGCGCGTGAGCGTCACGGCGTCGGCGAGCGAAACGTCCTCCTTCCTGAACGGCGTGGAGTTGCACATCAGCAAGCGCTCGGCAGCGCAATGGGAGGCCATGATCCGTTCGGTGTGGGGCAACGACGCAGTGCGATGCGGACACGCGGGCGCGTCTCCGTGCTGGAAACTCATCAAGCCGAGCGACACGGGAGCGGTTCAATGAGCGCGACCAAGGTTGACTTCAAAGTGACGGGCATGGACAACGTGCTTGATCTGCTGCGGCAGTTGCCCCCGGAGGTGGTGAGCAAGAACGGCGGGCCGGTGCGCACGTCACTTCGCGCTGGCGCGTTGGTCATCGCGGAGCAAGCGCGGGCGAACGTGCGCAAGGTGGTGTCCGAGCCGAACGTCGACGGCAAGCCATCGCGCAGCACGGGCGCATTGGAGGCCTCGATCGTGGTGACGCGCGCGCGCAAAGGCGCGTTCGCGAAGTCGGGCACGGGCGAGAAGTTCATTGTGTGGGTGAAAAAGGGCGCGGCCAAGAAGTACATCAACAACCTGAAGAACCGCCGCGCCGGGCGCACCACGTGGACGAGCGCGAAGGAGTACACCCCCGAGGGTCCCACCTTCTACGGGCGCTTCCTTGAGTACGGCACCAAGAAAATGCGCGAGCACCAGTGGCTCCGCCCCGCGTTCGCACAGAAGCGCGAAGAGGCGGCGGCTAAGATCGAGGCGACGCTTGTCAAGCGCCTGGATCGCCTCGTGAAACGCCTGTCCAAAACCGCGAAGTGAGCGCCGCATGAAAGCCCCCGTATTCCAAACGCTCAAGGCGTCCGCCGACGTGAAGGCGATCGTGGGCACGAACCCGCCGCGAATCTTCAGGCACGACAGCGCGCCGCAGGACGCATCGCGCCCCTACATCACATGGTTCGTCCTGGCCGACGTGCCCGAGAACAACCTGAGCGACGTGCCCGTGGGCGATCGCGTCGTGGTGCAGGTCGATTGCTGGCACCAGACGGACTCGGGCATCGAGTCGATGGCGCTCGCGGTGCGCGACGCGATCGAACCGCACGCGCACTTGACCGGCGTCACGGCAGACGAGCGCGATACCGATTCCAAATTGTTCCACATCCAGTTAGAGTTCGATTGGATCGTCACGAGGTGACGAGCACTGTTTCCAAACCCGGCTCGCTGAATGCGGGCCACACACTCAAGAGGTGAACGTCATGGGTATCCGCACACAGGGCACCGAGTTGTACGTGGTCGACACGATCACGGACAGCGACATCACAATGGTCAAGCTGACTTGCCCCACGGGCATCAGCGGACTCGGCGGGCCGCGCGATCAGATCGAGAGCACCTGCCTGGACGCCATCGGCGACAAGTCCTACATGGCCGGCCTGGGCAACCCGGGGCAAGTCTCCGTGCCCTTCAACCTCGACCCGACCGCCACGTCGCACACCAACCTTTTCGACATGAAGGCGGCTGGCGACGTCATGGCGTGGATCGTCTGCCTGAGCGAAGGCACGAGCGCGCCAACGCTCGACACGGACGACACGGTGATCTTGCCCACCGATCGCTCCACCATCGAGTTCAACGCCTACGTCTCGGACGTGAACATCGACCTCGCCACGAACGAGATCGTGCGCGGCACACTTACCTTGCAGCGCAGCGGCGCAGTAACCTTTACTGGCTTCACACCGTCGAGCTGAGCATGGCGCTCAACCCGAAGCTGTTCATCAGCGAAAAGGTCGAGGAGCGCACGATCGAGTTGGACGACGGGACCAAGGAAGTGATGTGGTTCCGCGCCCTGCCCAATACGGCGTTCGAGCGCTACGCGATCTGGACGAACTCGGCGGACGAGAACGTGGTCGCCTCGGCGCACGCGCGACTGCTCGCGCTTGGGCTGTGCGACCCGGAAGGCAATGACGCGATCAGCGTCGCGCTTGCGGAGCGCATCAAGCGCCCCGTGATGCTGCGGCTGATCGGCGCGCTGCTCGAAGTCAACGGATTCGGCCCGAAGGCACAAGCACCGGGAAACGGTTAGCCGCCAAGGGCGAGGACTGGCTATGGCACACACTGGCACTCGCACTTGGCGGACGCTCGATCGCGGAATGGAAAGCGAGCATGTCGCGCGCCGAGTTCCTCGCGTGGGGCGCGTTCTATCGCCTGTTCCCCTTCGACGACCTGCACCGGTACTACAGGCCGGCCGCGATGATCGCCTCCGCGATGGGCGGAGGATCGACGAGCGATCGAGTCGAATGGTTGCAGCCGTCGCCGTTCCAGCACACCGCCGCTGACCTGCAAACGCTGCGCGCTTTCGGCATCACGAGGTAACGCACCATGTCGGCCGGATCAATCATCATCGACCTGCTGATGCGCACGGGTTCGTTCGTCACGGACACGGGCAAAGCAGAGAAGTCGCTGAAGCAATTCAAGCGCGAAGCGAAGGCCACGGGCACCGAAGTGCTCGGCATGGCGAACTCGTTTCTTGGGCTCGCCGGCATCACGCTATCGGTGGGCGGCATTGCGGCGCTGATCAACTCGGCGATCAAGGGCGCGGCAGCGTTCAAAGACCTGTCCGAGATGACAGGCACCTCGGCCGAGGACTTGGCGGCGCTGTCCGTCGCCGCTGCGGTGGCCGGCGTGCCGATAGACGCGGTGGGCGCGTCAATAAACAAGCTGACCAAGAACCTCGCCGGCGTCGATGATGAGTCGAAGGCTGCGGGCGCCGCCCTGGTCGCGCTCGGCATCAACGTCGCGGACTTCAAGAAGCTGAACCCCGCTGATCAGTACGAGGCGCTCGGCAAAGCGCTGAACAAGTTCTCGGACGAGGGCACGAGCGGCGGGGCCAAGGTTGCCGTCGCGATGACGACGATGGGCAAGTCGGGCGCCGAGCAACTCAAGGTGTTCAAGGCGCTGGAGGAGCAGGGCGAGCGCACGGTAATCCTGACGCAAAAGCAGATCGAGGCGGCGGACAACTTCTCGGACCGTTTGGCATACAACATGCAAGTGGTCAAGCTCACGGCGCAAGCGTACGCGACGAACCTGCTGCCGGCGTTTGAGGAAGTGATCAGCGCAATCGGGACTTTCTCGCGCGATCTGACCGGCATCCAAAACGGGCTCGACGCATTCGCCACCAACAAGTCGATCCGCGAATGGGCAGACGAGCAAGCCCTTGGCATTGGGCGACTGTTGGGCAAAGTGCAAGCGCTCGTGCTGCTAACCAAGGCCATCGAGGGCGGGAACCCGCTCCCCGTGCTCGGTAAAGCGTTCGAGCGGATGCGCGCTGGAGAATCGTTCCGCGTGGACGACAAGGACGGACCGCTCGGGCGTTGGCGCGCTTTCTTTGAGTTCGATTCTGACACGTACGAGAAGCAACTGAACGACGCGCGCAAAGCGCGCAACGCGCTGGCACTCGACAACCTCGGGCCGAAGCTCGGAGGCGACAAACCCGGACTGGTCTACGACGGCGCCGAAGGGAAGGGGAAGGGTGCGAAAGCCGCGCAAGACGCGATGGACAAGCAGCGCGCCGACCTCGCCTCCTACATCAAGAGCCTGAGCGATGAGGTCGAGGCACTCGGCAAGGTGGGGGAAGCGCAGAAAGCGCTGAACAAGCTCATGGAGATCGGGTCGATCGGCGCCGTGCCGCAAGTCAAGGCGCTCGTGCTCATGCTGGTGCAACAGGCCGAGGCGCTGCGCGACATCAAGGCACAGGAGGAGGACATCATCGCGCTGCGCAAGCTCGAAGTATCCGCGACGCGCGATCTGGACGACGAGATCGACAAGCTGTCCGGGCGCGCAGATCAGCGGCGCAAGGACGCGATGATGGCGCGGCTGGACTTCCAACGCTCGTCCGGAATCACGTACACCGACGAAGAACTGGTGTCGATCATCAAAGGCATTCACGGCATTGGGGACGCGACGGAGCACACCACCGACATCGCGAAGGAGCTTGGCCTCACGTTCAGCAGCGCATTCGAGGATGCGCTCGTCGAAGGCGGCAAGCTCAGCGACGTACTCAAGGGGTTGGAGAAAGACATCATCCGCATCATGGCGCGCAAGCTCGTCACCGAGCCGATAGGCAACGCGGTCAGCGGATGGCTCAAAGATGCGGGCGTCAACTCGATGGGCAGCAGCGGCGGCGGCGGTTCGAGCTTCCTTTCGTCGATCGGCTCAATGGTCGGCGCGTGGTTCGGTGGCGGGTCGAGTTCGGTGCCGAGCTACGGCGCGGGCTCGGGCTGGACGAACGTGCTTGGCGGGCGCGCGGGCGGTGGCAACGTCGATGCAGGTGGCCTGTACCGAGTCAACGAACGCGGCCGGCCCGAGATGCTGACCATCGACGGTCGCGACTTCCTGATGATGGGCAACCGACGCGGGTGGGTCGATCCGAACCCGTCAGCGCAATCCACTTCTCGCTCGACCACGATCAACGCGCCCATCACTATCACCATGCCGCCCGGCACGAGCGCGGCGACGGGCGCGCAACTCGGGGCGCAAATATCGCGCCGACTGCAAGTCGCGCACGCGAGGAACGCATGAGCTATCTGGCCCTCACCTTCCCCGATCGCATCGCGCTCGGTGCGCTGCGCGATGTCGAGTGGTCTACGACGGTGGTGCAGACCTTCAGCGGCTGGACGCAGCGCAACATCAACCGCAGTCGCGCGAAGCACAAGTGGGACTTGTCCTTCGCCGTGCGAGTCGCGTCCGACTATCGCGCCATCGTCGATCACTTCCACGAAGCGCGCGGCCGGGCGCACACGTTCCCGTTCAAAGACTATCTGGACTTCCAATGCGCGCAGGACGATGGCGTGCTGATCAACGTATCCGGCAACACCTATCAGATGCACAAGGTCTACGGGGACACGAACCCGTACTCCCGCAAGATCACGCGGCCGGTGGTGGAGTCGGTCATCGTCTATC